GCATCACCCGCCGTGACGCGGTGGCGAACGCACTGCTGCACCGCTACAGCCCAACGCTGTTCCAGCTCGAGGACGCCGCGCGCCAGTATCGCGGCATGACGCTGCTGGAGCTCGCCCGCGAAAGCCTCGGCAATGCCGGGGTCAACACGCGCGGCCTGTCGCGTGACGAGGTGGCGACGCGCGCGCTGCACTCGACCTCGGACTTCCCCGAGATCCTGTCGGCCGTCACCAACAAGACGCTGCGGCAGGCCTACGAGGCCTATCCCCGCACCTTCATGCTGTTCTGTCGCCAGGTGCTGGCGACCGACTTCAAGGCGATGCATCGCGTCCAGCTCGGCGAAGCCCCGCAGCTGCTCGAGGTCGGCGAAAGCGGCGAGTTCAAGCGCGGCACGCTGGGCGAGAGCAAGGAGAGCTACAAGGTCAAGACCTATGGCCGGGTCGTCGCCATCACCCGGCAGGTGCTGATCAACGACGATCTCGATGCCTTCACCCGGATCCCGGCGATGTACGGCAACTCCATCGCCCAGCTGGAAAGCGACGTCGTCTGGGGCATCATCACCTCGAACCCAGCGATGGCGGATGGCAATGCGCTGTTCCACACCACGCACAAGAACCTCGCGGGCACCGGTGCGGCGCTTGATGTCAGCAGCGTCGGTGCCGCTCGAGCTGCGATGGCGCTGCAGACTGGCCTCGACAAGAAGACGGTGCTGAACATCCGCCCGGCCTTCCTGATCGTGCCCGCGGCCCTCGAACTGAAGGCCGAGCAGTTGGTCGCCCAGAACCTCGTCCCCGCCGACAGCGTCAAGGTGGTGCCGCAGTCGATCCGGACCCTCTCGCCCATCAGCGAGCCCCGTCTCGATGCCGCCAGCGCCACCTCCTGGTATCTGGCGGGCTCGCCCAACCAGATCGACACCATCGAATACGCATATCTCGAGGGCCAGCAGGGCGCCTACATCGAGACCCGCAACGGCTTCGACGTCGATGGCGTCGAGATCAAGTGCCGCCTCGACTTCGGCGCCAAGGCCATCGACTGGCGCGGTCTCTACAAGAACCCGGGCGCGTAACCCGCACCCCGACATGCTGAACCCTGACACACGGGCGGTCCTCACGGGCCGCCCTTCGTCTGTCCACAAGGATCATCCCCATGAAAACCTACGTCCAGCCCGGCAACACCATCACCCTGACCGCGCCCTATGCCGTCGCATCGGGCGATGGCCTGCTCGTCGGCTCCATCTTCGGCGTCGCTTCCGGCACCGCCACCCTCGGCGAAACCGTCGAAGCCGCGCTCGTCGGCGTCTACGAGCTGAAGAAGCTCGGCTCGCAGGCGTGGGCCGTCGGCGACCGCATCTACTGGGACAACACCGCCCGCCAGACCACCAAGGTCACCACCTCGAACACGCTGATCGGCGTGGCGACCGAGGTCGCGGCGGGCGAACGCGCGGTCTCGGCCGCGATCCGCGAGGCCGGGACCGGGCTGAAGGCCGCCTGGCGGCTGCAGATCACCGGCGCAGGCCTTGGGGCCCGGCTTGCCCGCACCATCCGGTCGGAGCAGTTCCCCAAGGTCACGCCCAGCCTCAACGCGGCAGCCGTGGTCTGGTCCAACGCCCCGGTCATCGTTGGCGCGCACGACACCGGCCCGCTGATCCGCTCGAAGAACGGCTTCTGGCTGGCAATCCCCACACCCGCTGCAGGCAAATCCCTGCGCGGCGGCCGGATCACCCCCGGCGAATGGGAACGCCGCACTGGCCTGCGCCTGCGCTTCATCTATCGGCGCAGGGGTCCGAGCCTGCTCGTGGCCGAGGGCCGGTTGAATACGAAGGGTCGCGCCGTGGCATCGCGGTCGAAGACCGGCCGAGGCCTCGTGACCGCGCCGATCTTCCTGCTGGTGCCACAGGTGAAGCTGCCGAAACGGCTGGACCTAGCGCGGGATGCAGAGCGGGCGGTTGACGGTGTGCAGGGACTGATCGTGGCGAACTGGGTAGGTTAACGTTTGCGCTAGAAACAGCTATTTGGGACGTTACGGGCATTGATTGGATGTCTCGGAGCGCATTCAGGTTGACTTCGGAACACGCTTGGCGGGCACCACCACTCTCTTTGGCATCCCGCCCTTTGTCGGCGTATAGAATGCCACCGTCTCGTCGACCATGGCAGCACACCGTGCTATGGTCTGCATAATCGCATCGCGCTTCATTGCGCTATCGTTGGTTTTGAACATCAAGTGATAAAAAGATGTCCACATAATCACGCTATCGTCGAAGTTGATCTTGTTGACTGGGCCGATCAGCGAATAGCAGCCGCTATGCGTGAATACAGCCTTCGCCATCTCCGTCGTCGAGGCTTGGCACGTGGACAGGAATAGGCGTCTCTTTTCTAGCGTCGGCCCGACGATAGCAGCAAACTCATCAGTGGTCAGATCGTCGAGCGTGGTACTCACTCCGGATTTGCTGCCGTGGCAGGAAATATGGAGGTAGCGATAGTTGCTGTCTTCGAACTCGTCGACGAAGTGCTGAAGCTCCCGTGCTGTGCGAACGTAGCGGTATTGGGGCGTCTTCAGCGACATCCGAAGTGACCGGGCGATCGCTTCACCCTCACGATAATGCTCCTCCTCGTCGAGCTTGAGAGACTCGATGATAAACACCTCGGGCTTGGTGCTGTTCTTCTCAGACATGATTTGTCACCACGCTCATGCGCCAAACGTGAAACCATCCCGGCTCGTCAAGCTGTCGAACATGTGATTCATGATTGCGTGCGCGGTATGAAAGTTGGGAGAGCGTTTGGCGACCTTTTCGATAATGCCCTCGACCTCCTGCCGTGTTGCCAGAGGAATAAAGAGCTCGCCCAGCTGGCGAACTCCCTGCCGCAAGGCCTGTCCAACTGCGTCGACATTCCACCGTTTCAGCAGGTCGTCGAGTGTTGGCTGCGACCCGCCGTCGAAGGTGTACTCTGTGCCGAGGTCCGTCTCATCAATGATGACTTCATGCTTGTGGTCCTCTACGGCCTTCATGATCTTTACAAGCGCCGCGATAATCTTCTCGTCCTGCCCTGCCATGAGCATACCGGTTCCCCTAAGTCTAAAGTTCGCCGAGCTCTGTACTGCACAGCGGCGTCGAGTAGATGCTGACACCTATCCGACAATGACGATAGCCGGGCTTGGAGTTGTTCGCTAGACAGATATCGACCCTTGGTTTGTGGTAACCTATTGGCAAAATGTTGCAGATTCCCATATGCCCACCCCTCGCGAAACCATCCTCGCCGCGCTGCACGCGCGGCTATCGGCGCTGTCCGCCACCGCCCTGCGCGGCGACGTCCTGCCCGAACGCGTGCCCGCTGCGGGCCTCCTGATCCTGCGCGACGGCGAGCCGGGGGAACCTGAGGTCACGTTGTCACCCCTGCGCTATCACTACCAGCACCGCGCCGAAATCGAGGCGGTCGTCCAGGGGGCCACCCGGGACACCGCCTTCGACACGCTCTGCTCCAGCATCGGCGCGGCGGTTGCCGCCGACCGGACACTGGGCGGTCTCTGCGACTGGGTCGAAGCGGAGGCACCGCGCCCGGTCGATCTGGCCGTGGAGGGTGCCGCCAGCCTGAAGGCGGCAGTGATCCCGGTCATCCTGCACTATTCCACGACCGACCCTCTGGCCTGACCCCAAATCACGATAGGAGAACACGATGGCACGAGCCCATGGGGCGCGGGCGCAGATGGCGCTTGCGTTCGAGACTGTCTATGGCACCGCGCCTGCCTCGGGCTATCGCGCGGTGCCCTTCGCCAGCACCACGCTCGGCTCTGAACAGCCGCTGATCGCCTCGGAACTGCTGGGCCAGGGGCGCGACCCGCTGGCCCCGATCAAGGACGCGGTCACGGCCGATGGCGACGTCGTCGTGCCGATCGATGTCGAGAACTTCGGCCTCTGGCTCAAGGCGGCCTTCGGTCAGCCGACGACCACCGGCACGACACCGAAGACCCACACCTTCCAGTCCGGCAACTGGACGCTGCCGTCTATGGCCATCGAAACGGCAATGCCCGAGGTGCCGCGTTATGCGATGTACACCGGCTGCGTCTGCGACCAGCTGTCGTGGCAGATGGCGCGGTCGGGGTTGCTGACCGCGACAGCGCGGCTGGTTGCGCAGGGCGAAAGCGTCGCCGCCACCACAGCCGCTGGCACGCCCACCTCGCTGGCCTTGCAGCGGTTCGGGCATTTCAACGGGGCGATTACGCGCAACGGCTCGCCGCTCGGCAACGTCATCTCGGCCGAGGTGACCTATTCCAACGGCCTCGACCGGATCGAGACCATCCGCTCGGACGGGCGCATCGACGGGGCCGACCCCGGCATGGCCGCCTTAACCGGCCGCGTCGAGGTCCGTTTCGCCGACACCACGCTGATCACGCAGGCCATCGACGGCACGCCTTGCGAGCTGGTCTTCGCCTGGAGCCTCGGCGCCAACGCCAGCTTCACCTTCACGGCACACGCCGTCTACCTGCCGCGCCCCCGCATCGAGATCCCGGGCCCGCAGGGCATCCAGGCCACCTTCGACTGGCAGGCCGCCCGCGCCACCAGTCCCGCCCGGATGTGCACCGCCGTCCTCGTCAACACCGTCGCAACCTACTGAGAAGGCCCGCCATGCTGACCCTCGACCTTTCGAACGCGCCGCAATGGTGCGACCTCATCCCCGGCGTGCGCCTCCGGCTCCGCCCGCTGACCACCGCCCTGATGGTCTCCGCGCGGGGCGATCCGGCGATTGCCGATCTGCCCGAAGGAGCCGCGACCGAGGAAGCCGCGCTCGCCATGGCCAAGGCGCTGGCGCGGCGAGCGATCCTCGGATGGCAGGGGATCGGCGATGCCGATGGCACTCCCCTCGATCCGAGCCCCGAGGCCATAGACGCGCTCCTCGACCTCTGGCCCGCCTTCGAGGCGTTCCAGACCCTGTACGTCGCCAAGGCCCTCCTGCTGGACGCGGAAAAAAACGGCTCTGCGCCCTTGCCGACTGGTCCTTCGGCGGGGGCGAAGGCTACTGCACGGCCTGTGCAGGACCTTGTCCCGACTGCCCCGCACGACTGAACCGGCCTTTGACGCTCGAGGGTGCGCAGGTCTGGGACCTGGTGCAGCGCCTTGGCGGGCAGATGCGCGTCATCCCTAGTGCTGTGATCGGCTGGGATATGGGTGCGGCGCTGGCCTTGGGCGCGGCCCTCGGCATCTCGCCGCCCGCCATCGCCGAACTGCTGCCCGCCCTCGAGGCCGTGATGGTCCGCCGCGTCAATGAACAGATCGCAGCCAACCGCGACTGACCCCATTCCAACCGGAGCCCCGACCCATGGCCGAGAAACGCGTCTCCGTCCGGCTCGCCGCCGTGGGCGGCCGCCAGGTGCGCGCCGAGCTGGAAGGGGTGGGCGAAGCCGGGGCGAAGGGCCTCGGCCGCCTGTCGCGCGAGATGGAACTGGCGAACACCCGGCTTGCGGCCTTCGCACGCCGTGCTGGGCTTGCCCTCGGGGCCGCAGCCGCAGCGGCGACAGCCTCGCTCGGCCTGATCGTCCGCTCCACCGCCGAGAGTGCCGCGCAGATCCGGCAGTTCGCGCAGGTCGCCAATGCCACGCCCGAGGCCCTTCAGCGCTGGTCGGCCGGGGCGCGGACGGTGGGCATCGAACAGGAGAAGCTGGCCGACATCCTGAAGGACGTGAACGACCGGGTCGGGGACTTCCTGCAGACCGGCGGCGGGCCGATGGCGGATTTCTTCGAGAATGTCGCGCCCCGCGTGGGCGTGACGGCCGACCAGTTCGCACGGCTGTCGGGACCGGAGGCACTGCAACTTTACGTCGACACCCTCGAACGCGCTGGGCTCAGCCAGCAGGAGATGACTTTCTATCTAGAGACTATGGCCTCGGACGCCACGCGCCTCCTGCCGCTTCTGCGGAACGGCGGGGCGGAGATGTCCCGTCTGGGGGACCAGGCCTCCGACCTCGGGGCGGTGTTGGACGGCGATGCGCTGGAAGCGCTGCGCCGCACGCAACTGGCGCTGGGCACCGTATCCCTCGTTTTCGACGGGCTCCGGAACCGCATCGCCGC